GGTTGTTTCTGTTTTGGTCCAGGTGGTTATCTGCCCACCACAACCGCGTATAAAACTTTCTAGTATGGGGTCGTACATGTAACCTTTTCTTTCATATCTGTATTCGCTGTCAATAGCATGCACTGCCTGTGTATCCAATGCACGAATTTTTGCAGCAATTGTATCAAAATTCATACCATAATAATCTCCTGCTGGATCTGCACGATATCTTATTATGTCGTAAAATATTTCACGAACTTCAGGCGGTAGCAAATCAAGTTCGTGCTGCTCTAACGGTGCTAATTCTTGTTCTTCATCCATGTTGTGTTCTCTGTTCGCAATAATTAGTTAGCAATCTTTCTTTGTGCCAATCTTCTGCAAAGTCTCCAGCGGCCGCAAACTCATGGAAACAAGGAGTGCCCAGGGTATAGTGTACCAGTTTTGCCTGCGGATTAGCATCATATTCAACATCCAACCAGTTCCATTCTGGGGGCAGTTCTCCAATGCGCTCATCTTCTAGCCAGGAGAATCTGTGCAGTTCCGCACCTGTTGACTTTTGCACAAACTCTGGTGTTAGTTTGCGGTTGGGAAAACTGTTGCAGTTCCATAATATCACACTGCTCCAGTTCTTTCTTGGATAGTCTTCGTTTTTGCTGCCAAGATACTTTTCAGCCATGCGTGTTTTGTAGTCGTGTTTGACCACCATGACATCGTTGAAAGGACTTTGTAGGTTCCATAGTTCCACAATATCGCCACGTAGGATCATGTCGCCGTCAATGAATATGGCCCAACCTCGATAGTCCATCAAGTGTGGCACAAGAAAACGACTGTAGATAAATTGATTGCTGCCATCGGTGTGTGTTTCATCATAGTCTCGGAACAAGTTCAAAGCCACAGGAACGATTGCCACTGGCTGACTGGCATGTCTAATGATTGAGTTCACACATGTATGATATGCAATGGCTTCTCTAGGATCGTATCCTACAAACACAGGAATTGGTTTCATTTCTTACGCTCAATATCTTCTTCAACACAGCGGTCGCCGTATTGTATTTCAATCAACTTTAGCGGTTGATCAGTTTCATTGCACAACTGATGCCATTCATTGACCTTGATAAATGTATGCTCATGCATGGTCAATTGGCATTTGACTTCTTGATCAGTGCTGGCCTCGTCCAAGGTGTACACTGTGGCTTGACCTTCGGCCACAAACCAAAACTCTGCGCGACTGTCGTGTCGTTGCATGCTTAGGCATGTCTTGGGCATCACAGTGAGTTCTTTGAGTTTGGTGTTGGCTCCTACTTCGTGCAGCACACGATAGTATCCCCAGGCTCGATCAGTCCGTGGCGTTTTCCATTCTGTCAGTATCCATGAACTTGAATTTATTTTGTTCTCGCCACCTACACCAAATTGAAAGTCCACGTCATCAAAAACCATTTCAGGTATGTTGTCAGCAGTGCGGTCTCCGCCATTGGCAAATATAAATTTGGTTCTGGGCACAGTGTAATGTGCTCGAGCAACACGTATGGCATCTATGGCGGTGTTGTCTGCATCATCGAATTCAATTACCTTGTCTATCATACGTAAATTTTCAATGATGGCTCTGCGTTCACTCATGGGCATGAACGGTCGACCTTTTTTGCGTGTGAGCCATGCGTCTGAGTTAATACCCACCACCAGTCTGTCGCCCAAGGCTCGGGCTGCTTCAAAGTAGGCAATGTGCCCGGAATGTAGCGGGTCAAACCCGCCTGTGACAATTACTATTTTCATGCGGGTATTTAACTGACATGATGCACACACCACCAAAAAGCCACCCAGGCTTCAAAAAAGAACAGTAGCAGAAAGATTTCCATTTCTGCTAAATCTTGCTGCCAGCGCTCTTCATCTGTCATTTTAAGTTAGTTTTATTTCCGCTGTGGCTCGTTTTTTGCCGCCAGCGGCTGACACCACATTGACAATTTCGAACCCGTCCACACCTATAAAATTAGTGTTGGTACCTTTGCATCGTATATCCAATATGATTCGTGTGTCTTTGTGCGAATGTCGCTTCATCAATTCAATGTAGGTCTTTACAGGATAGTGGTGTCCGCAACTGAGCCAAGAAGTTATCACATCAAATTTTACATCGTCAGGCAAATTGATATTGTTGGCATCAACTAAATGATAGTTTTTTGTACCAAGTTCTTGAAGTTTGGCATCTAAAAAGTCAAAACTGTGATAGAAGTACAATGAGTCTGCTGTTGAGTTCCAATTGCCGTAGGATGCTGTTTCTGGTTTGCTTGTGTTTTGTTGTTGATCGCCGTCTAATAACCATAGTTCGGTGCCATACTTTTCACCAAACCAACGAGACTCCCAGGCAAAACCGCAACCAATGTCTAGTAGTTTACCAACGGGTTGGGACAAATATGCATCAACTGTTTCAAAATTTTCTCGACGTTTGGCAATATATTTGTCTGTGGTCCATTTTCTAGCCCACTGTGCTGAGTCATCTGCACCTTTGTCTGGATTGTCTATGTATGAGTTCATAGTATTATATATGATCCACGCACCACCAAAATGCCACCCAGGCTTCAAAAAAGAACAAGAGAAAAAAGATTTCCATCTCTGCTAAATCTCGTTGCCAACATTCTTCGTCGGTCATGTTATACTGTGATGTCTTCCATGCCCGCTGTGCGCAAGCGAACCACGTGACCCATTTGCCACTGCTTGGTATCCAAGCCCTTCATGATACCCAACCAACGATTGCGTAGCAGCGCCACTTCGTTGATGATGGTTTCAAAGTCCACAACTTCTTCTTCACCATCCACGTACTTTTCAGCATCACGTGCTGTGAGCGCACGAGCATAGCCTTCAAGATACTTCTTGAAATGTCTGGTACGAATCTTGCGCAGTTGAATATTGAGAAAGTTCAACACAGCCTCAATCTCTTGAAGTTGGTTGAACCTGTGCTCAGTTATGCCTGGCAGGGCAGTAATATTCTTTTCTACAAGTCCGCCAATCTTGCAGTCACGTTTAGCGTCTGTGAGTTCTGACTCAAAGTGTGCAATGAAGTCAGGTATGTTGCTGAGATCAGCAACAACTTTGCTATACCACATTAGTAGTCATCTTCTTTGTTGTAGTTGTCCTCGTCATCAAATTCTTCTTCTTCCTCTTCTTCTGCATAATCCTTGTCATTGTCCAGGTATGCAGTCAAGGCTTTCTTGATGTCTGAATCGCCTTTGAAGGCATCTCGTATTTCGTCTACGTCATGGTCGTGATCAATAAGGATGGCCACAATACTTTCTGCAGCATCCAGTCGATCAACCACATTGACATATCGTTTTAACTCACCCCAAATTTCGCTTGCTACTTCTGCTGACATTTTTTATTCCTCCGTTGCGTCGGCTGTACTTACCTCTGTCTTGATGTTCTTGAAGTCCGTCATGACTTTGTCCAAGCAACCATCATCGTTCTTTTCCCAGGCTTTGCGGAACTTCTTGATAATCTCGCCTTCGCTGGTGGTAAACACCAAACTGTTGCCTTCACGTTTGAGCAACTCTTTTTTCTCAATCAGGTCCACCAAGCCACTGTAAGGGCTCATACCTGTTGTGTACGGAATCTTGACCTGCACACCTTCAAAAGGTTTGGCATAGCGTGTTTTCATAACTTTACAGCCTGCACGAATACCATTGACGTCACTCACTTTGTTGCCGTCCTCGTCTTCTTTGAGCTTCATCTTCTTCATGGCCACAACAATTGAACTGGCGTATATGAAACCTTGACCGCCGGAGATTTTATCATCAGGGTCAAACATGTCCTGACTTGCGTATGTGTGGTTGGTACAAACCAAGCCCACATTGTAACTACCAAACATGTTCACACAGTTACGCACCAAGGCAGTGAGTGCTTTGGGTTTACGGCCCAGGTCGCCCTTCATTTCACCAGCATCAAACTGGTTGACGTCTGTGGGGGTCAACAACATACCCAGACTGTCAATAACAAACATGACCTTGGGACGTTCGCCTTCGGGCAGTGCTTTGTAGTCGCTCATGAATGTTGAAATGGTTTTAGCCACATCGTCAATCATGGCCATACTCAACTTGAGCAGTTTACTTTCGCTAGTGTCTACACCAAGTGCTTTGAGCCAGTCTTCGTCAAGTGCGTTTTCACTGTCAATCAATACCACAAAGATACCTTGTTCTTGTGCGTTCTTCACAATGTTGCCTGAACAGATATATGATTTGCCTGCGCCTGAGTCGCCAGCAAACACTGTGACCTTGCCCAAGGGAATGCCGCGATTGAAGTCGCCTGAGATCAAATAGTTCAAGGCATAGTTGCCTGTGCTAATCCAGTCTGTTGGATCATTAAAACCGATGCTTAATCCATCGATTGATTTTGTAATTTCTTTACGGAATTTCGAAACGTCAAAGGGTTTACCCATGAATCACCTATTATATATTAAAGAACACAGAGGGAGAGCCCCTCTGTGTGATTGCTGTCAATTACTTGGCTTGACGGCTACGGATCATGGCCAGGATGTCTTGAGCGTTTTGTCCTGAGGCTGCAGGCTTGGCCACTGGGGCTGATGCTGCAGGAACATCGTCTTCATCAAAGCCGTTGTCTGCTGCCGGAGCAGGTGCTGCCTTTGCCGCAGGTTTGGCTGCTGGTGCAGGTGTGTCCTCATCAGCATGGCTGGCGCCGGCGCCACCAGGTGCTTGCACACCAGCAGGACGGAAGTACTGACCCCAACGTTCTGTGTCGTAAGGCTGTCCATCCACACTGGCCTCAAACATCTCTTTGATCACCTTCAACTCTACGTCGCCGGGTTTCTTGGGCAGGAATGTGCTCAAGTCAAACAAGCCATGTGTGGCAATTGCAGCCTGTTCGGCTTCGGTCAATGCCGATTCCTTACGTGCCCACTTTGAAGTGCTGTAGTCAGCAAAGCCACCTTTGGCCGTTTTGCTAACTCGGAAGTCCAACCCACGCAGGGTGTCTGTGGGCATTTCTTCCAGTTCAGGATCCATCAGCGCACCTTTGATGGTGGCAAAGATTTGTGGTCCAATGATGAAACGTCGGATGGGATTTTCCGGAGTCTTGTCTTCGGCCAAGGGGTTCTCACGCACAAAGCCTTGGAAGATGTATGAACGTTTCTTCCAGTACTTGCGACCCATTTCTTCAAGGCTCTTGTCCTTGAACCAGGTACGCACTTCTGCCAAGATAGGACATGCTTCGCCCCACATTTCCACACAAGGTACTTGCACGTACACTTGTTTGCTATCTCCTTCGCCTTTGATGCCAGCGAAAGGCAAACGAATCATTGCTCGTTCTTGCCAGAAAAATGTGTTTTTTGTATTTGCATCGGGAAGGAATCGCAGTGTGGTACTTTGTCCTTCTTCCATGTTCCAATGTGGATAAATTGAATTGTCTCCACCGGTGGATTGCCCACCTTTGTTGCCCTCTGCTGCCTGTAGTCTTGCTCTGATTTCTGCTAATGATGCCATAGTTTTTTCTCCTTGATAAGTTGCCTATGTTATGTTGCCTATCTAAATGTTTAGATCTTAGTTGCCTGTGACTCACAAACAAAAAAGCGCAAACACTGTAGTAGTATATGCGCTTCTTGTCTACGTGTCAAGTGTATTTATATCATCTGAGCAAAGCCAGTGATTTTATTCTTGCCAGAAGTGCATCGCCTTCTTGTGATTTGGTTTCTTTGCCTTCGTAATAACTTCCGGTCATTGCACTGTTGCTGTTGATTGGATCATCTGTGCCTTCGCCCATGCTGTAAGGCATGCCCACTGCGCCACCATCTTCATACATGCTGCCACATTCGGCTAGTCCGTGTTCTGGGCAGTAAGAGCCTTCGGCAGTCATGTTGCATGAACTTTCGGAGACTGGTTTCTTTGGCTCAGGAGATTTCCATTCTTTGTCTGGATCACTAAATCCTTGGTCGCCTAATTTGTGCCCTGCATAGGCACCAGCAATGCCGCCAGCCAATGTGCCCAGGCCAGGAACCACACTGCCCAAGCCAGCGCCAGCAAGTCCACCTGCTAGGGCACCTTTCCAACCTTCGTCTAACCCAATGTCTTGAGCAAAACGATCTGCTACCCATTCATGAGG